TGTCGTTGTCGAGATACGGCGCGTAGATCACCGGAGACGACTTGAACATGACGCGGCCGCCCTTGGAGTCGAGGTCGTTGCCGAGATTCATATTCTGGTCTTCGAGCAGCTCCTCCATGATGCCAACGACCGTATCGTTCGTGTAGATGCCGTTAGCCATTGCACCAAGCGTGGGCTCGGCGTGCGAAACAACGCTGCGGAATCGGGTCTTGCGGGCCGCTCGTCGCATCTTGCGAACGAGATCGGGCTTGCTGATCTCGGCATACGGAGCCGACCAGTTCTTCCATCGAGTGTACGTCGTGGAATTGATGCCGGCACGCCCGGAAGTGAAACCGGTCGGATTGCCGCCAGTGAAGCCTTCGGTAGCGTTCTTCACGATCCAGTATGTGATACCGAACGGCGTGAGCGTATCCGTGTCATCGACCGGCTTGCTCCAGAGCACCGCTTCGAGGTACTCGTACAGCGAGACCATCATCGCGACGTATCGCGTCTGAACAAGATCGACGATCGCCTTTCCACCGCGCTGGAAAGCCGGTTCCCGCTGATCGTAAATGTAGTGCGCGTTGATGTGACGCGGCGTAACCGAACCTTCGATCATGGTATCGGTCATTGCGGTTCCATCCGTCTCGTACATCGCGACGGCACGAGCGCTGTAGTTGTGGTCGATTTGCGCCTGGAAATCCCACGGGTAGCCCCCGTCAAACTTCTTCTGGCGGTTCTTCCACATTTCGCGCACGGCGACGTGATCTTGCAAATCCGTCTGCAAGTCGAGGAAAGCACCCTTTTTGATGAGGTTCTGGAGTGTCAACAGTACCGCATCGTCAATGTCTGCGTATTGCAGCCCCATCTTTCAGATTCCTTGTTATGACCTGTCCGCGAAGTAGCGCTTGTTAATCATGTCGGCCACTTCATCGGTAGGCGACCTTTCGGTCTTGCTCTTGCTTCCGCCGGGACGGGAAATATCCTGCTCGGCGCGTTTTTCCATACGTTCAGCGAGTTGCGCTTCTTCCAATCGCGCAAAATCATCCTTGAGAACGATCCGTGCCACTTCGTCGAACATATCATCCAACTTCGGCACAGGGAGACCGCTTGCCCGGTAACCTTCGACCAGGACTGCAATCTTACCTGCGATCGCATCCGCCGTTTCCGGCTTAATGTTGACGGCGTTGACTCCATCCTTACCAAGAACCGAGTCGAACGAATCGCTCAACGCGGTAACTTTGCCCTCAAACCACGTCGCAACCTCCCGCTCACGCACCGCATCCGCAGCCGATGACTGCGATACCTGTTCAGCGCGGAAACTATCGAGCTGCTCTTGCTGGGATTCCACCAGCTTCTTCATCGCCTCGAACGCGGCGATCACGTTCGGGTCCATTTCTTCCGGATCAAGTTTTGGTAGCAAATCATCGATCGCTTTACGACGATCGTCGGCAGCCTTCACATCCTCTTCGCGGAGTAATTCCAGTTGTTCCGCTTCGAGGCGCGACCGCTCAGCCGCCTCACGCTGGAGTACGAGCTGATCCACGAGCTTGTCGTCGCCAAGGGCGACGGCGTCGGCCGCGCTTATTCCGGCGTTAATCGCCCGCATTATTGCAGCGGGGGAAGTTCCTGCGTGTCCTCCAGCGCCGGCTCCGCTGCCGTTTCCGCCTCCATCGCCTTTTTCGCCTCCGCTTTCACTGTTCGAACTACGCGAACCGCCCGCGCCAGTATCAGGATCACGTTCGCTACCCTGCTTATCACCGACAGTAGTGCCGCCATTGCTATTGTCCTCTTTCTTCGCGCCGTCACCTTCTGAAACGAATGCGCTGCCACCGTCGTTAGCCTCGCCTTTGCCCTCTTCTTTGGTAGCTTCAGCTCGCTCGGTTGTGGCTGCGTCGATCTCTGCGGTGAATTCTTCAGTGAGTGTCATGTCTTAGGTTCTCTTCTTAAAGTGTTGCTTGGTCTCAAACAAAATCGGCTCGATCGTGCATACCCCTCGCCTTTAACGCGGCAGTACGATGCGCCTTACTACGATAAATTGGATCACCTTGAGATGTGATTTCGGTCGGCACACCCCTTCTCTTCAGGTGATCCCGCAACTCTTGAGCCTGCCACGGTTGCACGCCAGACGAGGTGCATGGTTCCATTGGCCAGCCTGGGTTAGTCTCCGTTTGGAGCGTCTTGCGTTCTGCGGCAAAGCAACGATCGGCGGTCACTCCATCTTCAAGCGTAATCGTTTGTGGATGGTCCTCATGCATTTGCATGAAGCGCTCGATGATAGAGCCGTCGGGTTTTTGATAGCAGTAGTGCGGCATTTGCTCATTCTACCATGAATAGGGGTTGTGTTGGTGTGATTGACAAACACGGCCGGCCAAGATAGCGGTGGCTACGCTGACGAGCCCGCGCTCATGAGCTGTTGCATCATCTGGGCTGTTTGTGACCGATTAGGTGCCGGAGAACTCGCGTGCGTATAAGTCCGACTCGTGACCGCAGGCGCATGCGCACCGGCTCCGGATGCGGGCCCCTGCGGCTTCTCGGGCATATCGACGAAGATAACGAATTCGTCGGCTTCAGGGAAGTTGGCGTACTCGCCCGCGCGCTTTAAAATCGCCTTGACGTCGATAACTCCACCCTGGTTAATGATGGCGTCAGCGAGCGGCAAGATGAACTCATTGACGATACCCCGCAACTTTCCTAGCTTCACCTCTGGACTATCCTTTTGCATTGAATGCACGTCCAGTTTGATGTAGAACGATCCGAACTTCGCGTTACGACGCTCCGCCGGTCCGAACTCCACCGGTATCTTCCAATCGACGCCCGGCACGGTCTTCATGAGCGTGCGCTTCTTTACCGGGTCCGACCACTCGTAGTACGCGAGCGCACGGAAGACGCCTTCGGTCGCAGTGATCGTCTGGTCGCTCATATCGTCAAGCTGCGCATTCGCGGCACCGGAGATTAGCTTGTCTTGCGCGGCTGTCTCGGCCTGCGCCCCGAGTCCACCTAGGGAGTCGAGATTGCCGGCAAAGTATGACATAAGATCGCGAGTCTGAAGAAAGAAGAGCATCGTCTGCGGGTCGATTCCGCCAGCCTTGAGCACCTTCGGATCTTGTCCCTGATACTTGAAGCCTTCGCCGTCGCGCGCATTCTTAAACGAACCCACGCCCTCGTCATCATTGGTGAATCCCAGGCAAGTCTTCTGACTATCGGCACCATTGCCCAGCTTGCGAAACAGCGAGTTGCCTAGATCGTGCAAATCCCTCCATAATGCGACCGACGGAAGAGGCATCAACTGCCCGGGGATCGAATTATAAGACAGCTTGTGATACGGAGAATGTCGCAATTCGTCAAGGTCAACCTCGCGTATCACGCGCTTATCGCGAACTGCAACAGTAACCAGAAGACCCTCATCGTGAATCCAAACGTCGCGCAGCCACTTCTTGTCCCTGTACGTTACCATGGTCTCGTCAATTGCAATCTGCTGCGTTCGACGCTCACCATTGGGGCCCAACGGAGTTCGCTCGTCTCGTGACAACCCATCCTTGTTAACGAATCTCTTATCCTCCATGATCTTGTCGAAATCTTCCCAGTAGTCGTTGCCCTCGAAATCAATTGTGTCCATGCGTGTAGCGGACATGTCGATGAAGTAGTCGTCGAGTGTAACGAGATCAGCGAATGTCTTGCCGCTATTCAGACCGCACTTGATAACGCCCCACGGGGAGAAGATGGCCTCAGTCACCCACTGGCGTAGGGTGTGAACGAGGTTAATCTCCCCTGGTATGAGATTCAGGGCCTCTTGGAAAGTTGCAGCAAGCGGACGGATATCTTGATTGATCGACGACAGCATCGCCGTCGGAGCGCGTGCCGCAAGTCTTCGCACAAAGATCATGACAGCAAGCGCAAGGAAGTTGACCGGGACAATTCGTTCCGCCCCACCCTCTGCGTAATGAGATCCACAGAACTGCTGAAACGCATCAAAGCGCTCGCGACGTGGAAACATCATCTGCCGGAGCGACCACTCTATCGCTTTGTCCAGTTTATTCCACCTGTCTTCGTTCATATAGAGCGCCATTCAGTGTCTCCATGTATCCGGTAGTTCGAACATCTGATTTATTCCTTTGCGCATTTCTTCGCGCATTTGATTGCGCCATGCAAGGGTGCCGTAAGCAGCCTTAGGCTTTTCTGATTCAGCCGGAGAGAACTTACGCTCGTCAAAGCCCTTGACAGCAAGCGCGTCGGCGATAACCCTGTCTCCATGATTCGACTTAGCGCCTGTCGGATCTTTCTTCGAGAGTGAACGCGAATGCGCAACGCCACCATCAGGCGTATGCACGTACTCAAGGCACTCTTGAATTGCAACCCGAGAATAATTGGCGATGGTATTGCGTTCAAGGCGATTCCGGTATTCGCTAAGTAGAGATAGCTTCGTCTCTTTTGTACTGGCCCATCCCGGTATATTTGAGATTTTCTTCGAGATCGCTTCTTCTTGACGCTGGTAGTAGATGTTGCCATAACCCAGCTCAACGATCTTCGCGCCTGTCTGTCGACCGGGACCGTTCCTTTCCCAGATTATAAACGCATCCCCCGCCCACTTAGCCAGCGCGACACCCTGCAATGCCAGACCTTCCGGGCGAATGTACGGGTTTGCGTACTCGAAGACTTTTGCGCAAGTCCTAGTATCGTAACCCATTATCGTTGAATTGGACGCGCCAGTTCCGGCGCTGACGTCGATTCCCATTACGACTTTCATATCGTTTGGGAACTGGTATTTGTCCTCCGTGAGGTTGCACCAGACCTTCAGCCGGCCAGTGTCTGATTCTCGGAACCTAATCGGCTCGCCCGTGAGTGCATCATGCTCAAGGTCGCCTACGTACGAGGGCGGGCGAGAGTTCTGCCGCGAGTACACTTCGATCTGATCTGGTTTGAAGAATTGCCACCCGGAGCCCATGTAGTCAATGTCAAGTTCCTGTGCGATTTCCTGCGGCGTTGCGGCGCGGTCGCATTCGTTATCGTACCACTGGCTACGCAGCTTGCCATCGAGTCTGAACTTGAAATTTGCCTGGTAAACATGCTGGACGTCGAGGATCTTTAAGTTGCCTTCGTGGTCTGTCGTGTAGAGACCCTTCGACTTACTTGGATGCTCGCTCCAATGCAAGCGGAGCACGTTATCTCCGCCCAACTCCATCATCTTTTCGCGAGTCTCATAGAACGCATTATTCGTCCCTTCCGGAGTCGAGTTAAACAGGCGGCATGGAGTAGCGTCACGAGTCGCGGACAGCACTTTACTACCTTGCTCTACGGCAGCAAACTCGTCAAGTAAAATTGCCGTTCGCCTATCGCCTCGTGCTACTCGGCCAGTGGTTGATTCGCCGTCGACGACGGAACCAGTTTCCGGGTTCTCGATATGCATCTTCGCCCGGTGCCTGGCCTTGTTGTATCCAAACGGTTGAAGCCAGGATGGCATGTTGTCAACAAGGAAATCAAACTTCCAGAATAGCGCCTTCGGATTGCCGGCCTTATCGACGTAGTCTTCAACGCGGCTGACCATCAGGAATGACTGGTCTTCGCGGAACCGCCACATCCACGCGATAGCAGCCATATTGACCCACGACGCCCCCATATCTCGCGACTTTTCGATGAGCAAGTCATGCTCACCAATTGCGCGAATAATGCGCAAGATAGCTTCCTCTTGGAAGTCGTACAGAACAAAAGGGAGCTTAGGGAATGGTTCGACACGCGGATCGTACGTGTGTCCGAAGCCGTTGATCCAAAAGATAGGATCTTCACGACAGCATTGAATTATGCCGTCGCGAAAATCCTTGTCACCTGCGGCGCGTTCGAGAGTCTCTCGACGCCACATGAGATTCTGTTTATAGTCTCGTGGTATTCGATTCCGCCACGGAGTCTCGACTCTTGCCAATGCTATCTTGCTCCATACATGCTACCGAGCAATAGAATCGGTAGACACGTTTGTCGCCAAGCGAATGCATCCTCGACTTTACGCCGTGAGCGCTCGACATGACGATTGAACCCTCAGTTCGTGAGCAAGTCACCGGTAGCCGGTTCCCGCATACATCACAGTTGTTGGTTGTCAGTGGGGTCTTCGTTCTCTTCTGGCCGGCGTTGCGGCGCGACTTTAAAGAACAGATTCGCA